TCGTAAGCCCACGCAAAGATCAGTAAGCCGGCTAAGACAAACATTCCAAGGGTAAGTACGCTCATTTCATGTACTCCACAGATTCTATCTTAATCTTAACTAATCGCTGAGTACTACTTGGCTCATCCAATCGGTTGTGTTTTACTACCCCTTTGATTAAGTCTGTAGCTGGTACACCCATAGCTGTTTCAATACAGAAAAGATTAGGTTGGAAATGCTTTAAGATTCTAGTGTCTTCCTCAATCATAGCGTACAATACACCCTGTTCTCCTCCTCTAATTTTATAGTCAGTTATTTCATTCATTGTTTCTTTTTATTAGTAGTTATTTTATCAAGTACAAGCTCAAACCAATCAATCAATGCTTCAGGCGTGTACTCTCGTTGGTATTGTGTGCATCGAGTCGTACCTTTTACATTACCACAGATGCTTCTTCTCTTTCCTTTTTCACAGACATGAATCGTTTCGTCTTTAGGTGGTAGGTCAGGTAATTCATCACGATCAATGCCACAAATGTACAACTTGGTTTTCTTGTGTGCTACATGACCGAAGTCATACTGATCGATCTCTATTATAAAACCTTCGTGATCGTCTATACTTTTCAGCCAAGCTTCGTCTACCTTTGCTCGCCAAAACCAAGAATCATTCCACAACTTGCTACCACTTGGATGCTCAACGATACCGCCTTTCAAAAAGACCTCATCTAAAGCGTGATAAGCTAGTTCTTTCTCTCCTTCACGAGGTGATGCCATGTGCGATAATCTACCCCAAGCTCGGCAAGGTGGATGACAGACGACAGGTAAGTTTCCGTTGTACTTAGTAGCGTCCCTATCAATGTCGTAAACATCCCACGCAGCGCGTTTTTTATAAGCACTATCGGTTCGACAAAATAAAGCGGTGTACTTCTTACTCATTGATTGTCCTCCTGTTGTTCTTTCTCCCTATTAAACTGCTCCCGCTCTAGCTCAAGCAAGCGTTCACGGACAGTTAAGTTGTCGGGCATCCGATGCTTCAAGGACAGGTAATGCTGGATCAAAGCCTCAAGGCTATCGTCACATAGGTCGTTCATATCTAGGAAAGTCGGTTCGTTGTTACTGGTCATTTATTAAGCAATCTGGACAGGTAAGTTGTGCCTCCATTTTTGGAGATGTCAACCCACAAGTATCACAAACTTTAGTCGGAATTTTTTCACAAGTTGATCGGTTATTTTGTGAAATTTTATTAAGCTCACGCATAACATCCTTTGCCTGTTCGATGAAGTGCTCCTTTGATTCCGCTGTGCCTTGGTACTCAGGATGTTGACGACAAGCCCATATAATTGATGGAGCCGTGTTATATCGCTCTGAGTCGATTCGATAGAAGAAAGCAACCTTTCGCCCGTTGTGATCGGTTAGGTAGATGGTTACTGACATCCTGCGGTCACTTCCTTTCCATTAAGCCAAACTTGCACATCGTATATTTGCTTGGACAAGCTGGAACGATCACCTTCTATAATTTTGCAAGCTTCTACTTCAGCCGTTGCCGGATCCGATGCGATTATATTAGTTGCTTGGTAGCGTTTGCCTTTCCAGTAATTTAAGACAGTGAGGTATTTTATTTTGTAAGTATTCATTTTGGTTTATTCGTCTTCAGTTGTTTGTAAAAGTTCAGGGTCATTTATATCATCATCATCTTTATGCCATCTCTGGACGATCACCTCACCATCTATTGAATCATCAAAGTAATAGGTAAAGTTGCCAATTGTGATATAAAGAGAGTTGTCGGTTGGTTGTTGTATTTTCATTTGGTCAGGTAAGGTTTAATTGTTTGTCGGTTCTACACTTTCAAGTTTGGCACTATCTTTCCATGCACCACTGATTTCTTCGTCGTCGTCCAGTACTTCCCAAGCCAATTCCTCAGCCTGTTCAGCACTTTCAGCGGTCACATAAAAAGTCCGGTAAGTAGTGGCACTTAGTTCAACTTCAAATTCTTTCATAACCGTTCCTTTCAAGGTCAAGTTCATCACCTTTAGTATAAAAGTGAGTGGAAGTTTTAATTCCGTTGTGAAATAGGCATATAAAGCCGTTCTCGGTTATTCTGTATTGTTTATTCATTTTATGTAAGGTCAGGTAAGGTTTATATTGATTGCTCCAGTTTATTCAGCTTTGCATAGCATTTGCTCAATTCATTTCTAAGCCAGTCCACATATGTCGGATCGTCTTGCCAGTAAATTATAGCTTCTTTTGTATCTTCGATTATTTGCTCAAGGTTTCTTATGTCGGATAGTATACTCATAAGGTCAGGTAAGGTTTAGGAATTGTAAGCTTGTTTGAATTGTTTGGTTCTACCATTTATGCAAGTTGAATCAAATATATCTGTGGTATACCATCCGGCTTTCATGTAAGCTTGTTGAAAGTCACAAGCTATCTTTTCCGCTGTATACCAATCGCTAGAAGTACCTATTAAATATCTTCTGCCTTTATATTCTGCATAAGTTGCAACTGGATAATGTAAGCCTGATGGTTTTAATTCTCTAAGTGTTTTCATTTTATGGTATAGATTTAAGGATTAACTTGAAAAGATTGCTAACAAGATAAGAAGCCATCCTAGCCCACACAAAAGCGGGAAAGCATAGCCTAAGAATACTGAAAGCTTGGTATTGAATAGCTTGTCGAGTTCTTTGTCTATTTGATCGGCAGGGCTTGGTATGCGATTGATGATTTTTATTGGTTTCATATCGGTCTTAAGCTGTTGCAAGTTCTACACCTTGAATAAGTTTGTGCAAAGCGGTATACAATTCTTTTTTAGTACCAAGTGCGATAGTTTCACGAATACCGCCCCCTTCATTTGCCATTTCATGCAAGCCATAAGCTCCATAAGCTTGATATAAATGGAAGTTGCCTATTTGTGCGGTAAGCTTGCCATTTTCTTTGATGTACGGCTTTAAAGGTCTGTCTAGTTGTTTGTTCAGCTCGTCAATTAATAAGCGTATTTGTGCAAGTGTTGTTCTCATAATGGTATAGATTTTTGGTGTTTATTGGTTGTTTGTATTAAAGTAATACTTCAGAGATGACTGAGTCCGACTCTTTCAAAACTTTAGTTACAAAAGCGTAATTAATATCTTTTATTTTAGCTAATAGCTTTTTACTTTCAGCGTGGGTGATGTCTTCGTACTCTGCTAAGTCGTGCAAAGCTTGTGTAAGTATAAGCATGTCCTTTTCATTAAGCATAGTTTTAATAGTGTTTTTCATTCTATAAGGTTGGTTTAATCGAAAGCTGAATTGCTAGCGATACTTTACCTATTAGCACAGAAAAAAGTAATCTCGATAAAAAAATGCATACCTAAGTAAATTACCTGCAAATCTAATATGTGCTATAAGTTCGACTAATGACTAGATGAGCAGAATTACTGATGATCGTTTATGATCGATTTTGATCGTTTGATGATCGTTTATGATCGAAAGTTGAACGCGAAAAAAGAATAAGAAATATGCAAACACGCATCAACGCATCTTGATCTATTGATACGATAACCAAGCTTTCGAGCGATCAACAACTGGCAACTGGCGAGCTTTACTGATGTGCTTTACTCGTGTAAAACTGATTGAAAGCTCTTAAGTTTACATAAGTCCTTGATAGTCAACAAAACTAATTAGACATAATACATAGAGTACGAAGCAATACCCCCTCCCCTATAAGAATCTTGCGGGTACATGCGGGGGTAATTAACGCGCGCGTATATAGCGTAAGCCTCTCGCATTTTTTCGTTAAAACTTTTTGGAAACTGCTCATCGTAAGCCTCTCGCATTTTTTCACCTAAATCTTTTTGGAACGTCTCGCATTTTTCCAACGAAACCTTTCGAACAGTTGTAGCAAAGTGCTACTTATTGCTTGATATACCGTGCTTTAAGCCGTCTGTAAGGGCGATATTGATGTAGTCCTCGTCGGATGCTACCTCTTTGCCCCATTTAACAAGCATATCGTGCGTACTGTCTTCCATCTCCAGTTCCATTTTTATGTGCATCTCTTCTTCTTCAGAGACGATACGAATGATTGGTAGGGTTGGATCTACTTCGCTAGAAGGTAATGTTGTCGTCTTCGGTGTCTTCTTCATTATCGGTGTCCTCTGTTAGTTCTCCAGTAAATATAACATCATCTGTTTCCGTCAATACAGACAGCTTAGCGAAGTCCAAGCATCCGGCTATCGTGTAATCGTTAATATCGTATTCGCTCTTGAACCTATATATAAGCTTGGCTAGTTCGTACTGGAACGTATCTGTTTGATCGTTGATGTTCATCACAGCTATACTACTTTATAACAAAGCTGTTTACTAGTTAAATGTGAGATGTTATTGAGACAGTTTTGAGACACCCGCTGTCTACCGCTTAAACACTACATCTTTAACTTTTATGCTTTACATACTCCCTTCGGCTGTTACTTTTTATACTAATGAGATTTAGATAGTCGTTGTAACTTCGTTTAAAACGTCTCATATTAATAGGTATATAGATAAGAAGATAAGCAATACCTACTAAGAGGTTACATCAGCTGACGCTTACTTTAGCTCGTTATTCCATAAGAACCTTAAAGATACTACAGCTTCCATCATATCAATACATCGGTTGTTTAGTTAGCTCATACATCCGTTCTTTCGCTAACATCTCTAAAACTAACAGATTGATAACGTGATCTTTAAATAAGTTTTTAAGGATAGGTGTGTCTACAGACGTAGACCTAGTAAATTTAAAGTTTAACTTTAGGATTTCAAGGTATAGCTACTTATGTATTTACACTAACTACGTCATCACCTTATATAACAGCTATAACAGGTAATCAAAGAGTCTTTATCGAACGAAGTGAGTAAAGACGATGAGAACGATAGTGAACAAGGTTTGTTATTATAAGTAGAAGCGATAGCGACTACTACATCCAGAGGACCGCTTTAGAGCTGTTGCTTCTTTTATAGAAGCTATCAGTGAAGTCTTGTAGTTCTTTATGAAGTAGTTCTTGTTGTCTATCAACCATCGATTGGTCAGCGTTAGCAGCCATCTGCTGCGTCCAATAACCAACAGCGATTGATAGTGCGTCAAGACGGTCATCGTGTACTAGTGATCCTCTATCTCTTGTTATCCTAGACAGCTGATACATTAACATATATCTGGTTTGTTGTTCTATAGGGTAGCTAAGAGCTGATCTGTAATCATTTGTTATAACAGAAGGGTCTACAACAAGACGATGAGCGTTAAGTACAGGTTCCAATACATCAACGATACGTAGCTCCTTTTGTTTGTTATGTCGTACTTCTTCTATGGTTACAGGATATGTTGTTCTAAACAACGGTTTAATTAGCTCCATAAACATACCGTCTCCAAAGTTAGACTCTATAACAACGATATTAACTTTGTTATCCTTTGCTATAGCTACCAGCTGTTTAAGTGTCTTCTCGTCGTACCCACCTTTTATACCACCAGCATCAGGTACGTACAGTTGTCCGTTAAGCATCTTTACTACAGCGTACCCCGTCTCGTCCTTACCACGCCCACTAGGGTCAATAGATAACACAGACCCGCTGTACGGTATCATATCACCTACAGTGGAAGAGGGTCTCCTAAATCGATCCCCCGCCAATCCGACATTTGGTAGCTCACGATCCGTATTATCCGGGTCAGAGGACCACACGATCTTTTCAGGAGCTAGGTCTACATCTACATCAGATATAATCAAATCGTTTATCTTTAGCGGGTATCTATCAGCATCAGATAGCTTAGGATTCAACATGAACTGTAAGGCGTACCCGGTACGACCGTAGCTCATCTTACGTTCTTCTAGGTCGAGATCAGTGAACCGTAGGGGTTCTGTAGAAGTACCTACTGTCTCTTCGTTTATATCGTCCGCTATAAGGGGTGCTAAATCGCCTCCGTAGTTGTTCGTAGCCTCTGTATCGTCTGGATACTCTGAAGGCCATATACGGCTCTTGTAGCCCCTCTCTCGCAGTTTGTTGTATATACTGTCCTCACATTGAGGAGTACCAAGAAAGATGATACGGGAGGAGTCGAGTGGTTTAACGATAGCGTCGAACTCTTTTACTTGTTCATCCAGCTTATCCCTCATTCCTTGAGTAGCACTGTTATTAGCTACCTCTACGTCGTCCGCTACGATGATGTCTGCACGACTACCTGTTAGCTGTGACGATATACCAAGAGACTTAACAGAGGGTGCGTGAGACGCAGGAGCCGGGCCAACATCAAAGGCTATCTTACTGAATCGTTGGTTCTCTGACGGCTTTAATCCTTGTAGTATAGGTATCTCTTGGATGATACGAAGGGTAAAGGTAGAAAAGTCATCCGATCTATTCTTAGATGCAGATACAACAAGTATGTTCTTAGCTGGGTCCAGCAGTAGCTGATGTACTACAAAAGCAGATGTTATCCAACTTTTTCCTACGCCCCGGAACGCCATGATAACAGACCGCTTAGGTCCGTGTTGCAAGTACTCCGCTATATCGTATTGAAGCGGGGTAGGATCAGGGAGGTTAAGGTGTTTCCAAACTAGGTATAGAAAGTTTCTAAAGTCCCGTAGCTTGGGCGGTATCTCGATGTTGTTCTTCTTCAAATGGTAACGCTTTTAATTGATGATCTAATGCTTCCAATGGCGTACCTACACCGCTGTCCATTACGATATTATTGTCTTTCAACAGCTGTCTAGCTCCATTTAAAAGAGCCGCTGAATACTCTCCAGTCTCGTTCATAAGATCGATGCTCGCTCGGTATGCGTTCGCCACCTCGTCATGCAACGATGAAGCTTGTTTGTGATCTAACATAATATAAGTGTACTATTGGTTGTTATCTTTGTAAACAAAAAGAGGCGGCTCCGAAGAACCGCCCCTTAATGATGGATGAGCGTTAAAGCTTAACTTAAAGCAGCTTCGAACTCAGCGACTGTTCCTAACTCAGTACCGTTATGGTAGAGGTCAGCGTCAAACTTAGCGGCAGTAGCCGATCCGTCAGTCGATGAGATGTCAGTAGCAGCAGCAGTTGCGGAAGTAGAGAGAACTTTGAACTTGTCGTCTCCTTCGTCCCAGATAAAAGCAACATTGCTTTCGGAAGAACCACGCTCAACGATGAAACCACCGTCATTCGAAGCATTTGTTCCGGAACCAGCACCTTTAGAAAGGTTCATGATGCTGTCAGTAACGTCGATGTTGGTGGTGTTAACCGAAGTGGTCGTACCATTAACAGTCAAGTTACCAGAGAACGTAGCATTGGCAGCACTGATGTTTCCGCTGAACGAAGCAGAGTTACCGTCAGAAGCGAGGGAACCAGCTTGAGTTTGCAGAGCAGAGATGTCGCTGTCGTTGCTGCTGATAGCAGAAGTGTTAGCGGATACGCTGGACTGCAAGGAAGAGATGTCACTATCATTCGAAGAAACGTTCGATTGAAGAGTGGAGATGTCAGACTGAGCAGTTGAAACGTCAGATTGAAGGGAGCTGATGTCCGAGTCATTGCTGCTTACGTTAGATTGTAAGGTAGAAATGTCGGAGTCGTTAGAAGCAACAGCGTCAGCAACAGTCTTTAACTGAGTATCAAGAGCGTTATCAGCAGCTTGAAGGGTCGTTACCGAACTGATGTAGTTGGCAGAACCGTTAGCTGTGTAAGCACCGTTAGCACCGAGACCAGCACCAGCTTGAGTAGCATCAAGTTCAGTTTGAAGACCAGAAGCAGTTGAAGATACTGAATCAACGTATGCTTTGGTAGCGGCGTGAAGGGAATCAGTTGGAGCACCGCTGAGGGTCAAAGCCCCAGTCATTGTTCCACCTGCGAGGGCAAGCTTCTTATCAAGCTCTACTTTTGTTTTTTGACCCAATTGGGTAAGCAAACTAGACATAATATATAATCCTTTGTTGTGGGTTAGTTGTGTTTAGAAAGAGTATAAGGACAGCTAATAACTGTCAAGCTGGCTCGGTGATTAAAATAGCTCCAGCTTCAGTTGTTAAGCTATCTCCATCTTCTGCAAGTATATGAGTAACAGTAGGTACTGCACCGCCAAGCTCTACGATTTTCCACGCTGTTCCGTCGTCAACCGCTATACAAGGACCACCACTACCATCTCCATCAGTAACATATATGATA